GTAATAAGCTTGTTCAGCTTTAGATCCAGTGGTCCCCCCATAAAGTGGTTTAAAGGTGTGTTCCTTAGCATCTTGCCGGGTAGTTTTCTGTCCCATTTTAGTGAGGATATCGGCTGTCCTTTGATGAACGTCTACTCCATCAAGTATATCAGCTTTAGCTTGATTACACTTTGCTAGAGCCGCTGCTACCCTGAATTCTAATTGGGCGTAGTCTCCTTCCGTGATCGTTCCTTTTTTCCATCTACTAACAACGACCTCTCTAATCGGAAATGTCCCTCCCCTTGGTTGATTATGGAAATTCGGAGCGCGGCTTGATAACCTCCCTGTTGCCGTAACGCATTGCATAAACTGAGTATGTAGGATTCCATCTCTTCCGACATGCGATCTGATCCCGGCGATGTAAGTGTCAAGGTAACTGGTGACGGCGTTAAGTCGTACCATTTTCGTAAGGAAGGTTTTGGCATCCTTATTTTTTGCCTTTCCTGCTAATCGTATAAGTATATTTTTACCACATTTATATCCGTGTGCAGCCAAATCATGTACTGTTGAAGGTACTTGTTTAAATCCAGCAACTTCTCCCGTAGGTGTGTAAATTATTCCACATCCCCCGCACATATTGCAGTTATGTCTTGGTTTACCCCACCCTCCACTCTTTAACTTTCTGGATACTTTTCCAGTGCCGTGACAAGTTAGACATTGATTAGCTTTTGTTTTCTGAATTACATAAGATCTAGATTTAATTGCTTCCCCTAATTTTTTAGATGATATGTTTAGTGGTTGTTTGGGTCTAACCGATCCGTTGATAAATTCGGAGCCTAGATTAAATTTATCCGCCCATACTCTTTTGTTAAGAGGTTTGCGAGAAAAAATAATCATACTTAAATCATCGGGACTTGTCAACTTAAAAGGTGTGTCCCCCAATGATTCTCTAGCAAGCTCATATAGCTTCTCTGAAAGCTCGGCTTTTTCCTTGCTATATTCTTCTTGTAATTTCTCCAACACTTCGATGTCAATGGCAATCCCGCTACGCTCCATCTGTGTAAGAACATAGCAGAATTCGTTCATCAAGTCAACTGTTTTTTTCATGTATCCTCGCCTTGTGCCTTATCTTTTTGGGGAGTGGTTCATTACGGAAAGCCCTTGCCGGATGTTTGTCTACATCAATCCACCTCATCGGCGGTTCTGCTTTACAGTAGCGGCAGCACCAACCATTGACGTATTCTAACCAACCCCAAAGTTTTGCACCTTTGCGCCCATCAACTTCCATATACATACAGCATCGTATACATTCTAAATTCATAATCTAGCTATCATTTTGCTGTGCTTCATATAGTTGTTTGGTTATGTTGACATCGTTCCTACCGTATTTCTCTACTAATTTCCACGGTATAGATTCAAAGCCTATCTCCATATCAAAATACTCTTTTATCTCATCTGTCTTACCATTTATCCCATAGCGTCTGCAACTTTCATCTAGCCCAAATTTAACTGTCTTAAGCCCACCTGCTTTAACATACTCATAGATCATTGTGTCATATATATCACCATTATATACCCATCCACATTCAAGAAGCCATGAGAGATCGAATTTAATGTTATGTCCTACGAGAAGTGTTGTTTTGTCTAAGACACTTTGAAGTATCTTTGGATGTGCTCCGGTTGGACTACTTCTAACATCATTGTGCCGTATACATATATACTCATCACCATCATCATTGCTCCACCCAACACTTACTAGATAGTTCCTATTGTTGTATGGACTGGGTGATCTATCTGGCCCATTGGTTGTGGTTTCTATGTCAATTACTGTTAACATCTCGTACCTTGTCGATGAGATCTTGTGTTAGTTTGGTGGCACTTCTACCAATATCGAGAGCTTCCGCTAAGTCCATTCTAAGTTTCTCATTCTCTTCACGCAATACTTTTATTGTATGCTTGCAACACTTGTTATCTGCTCTCTCTTCTTCAAGTAACTTGTCTACTGATAGTGTCATCGTAACTACTCCACTGATTGGTGTGTGCGTTAAATAGCATTGCTTCTTTGCCATGCCAGCCGTTAATCTTGTTTTTACTTATAGTAGCATATAGTAATTGTGCTTTTGGATCTTCATGTTCTGGTTCAGGGTGAATTTGTCCCCACTTACCTATTCCTAATATAAGATCAGCTTCACCTGCCTTGCCTGTTTTACTCCCATCGAGCATTGAATAAGGTAACACCCCCTTATTCTCTGCATCTACCGATGCTTGTGAAATATTAATAACAAGACAATCGCATGATTTGGCAATCTCCCTGGTTTTTTGATATAAAGCTCTTAATCTCTCATGCCCTGCATCATACTTTTTACCAAGATGTAGTTTATCAGCTTGATCTAGGACTATAACATCAGGTTTACTCTTTAGTGCACGAGATTGTATAGTTTCAATCGGCATTGCTCCTATCTGCCTTACAGTAAGGTATGGTGTGTATTCAGTCCATTTAGTAGGATCTTTTTTGTTATTTATAGCTGATACAATAGCGGCATCGTCTTCTCCCGTACATGCTCTACGAATATTAAGCATGATCTTCATTCCGGGCTCTTCGTTTGCATAATATTCCGTCGTAATACCGGATTTCATATATCCAGCGACTAAGCTAGCGACAAAAGAAGATTTACCAATTTCCGGTCTGCCAAAGATAATGGCGAGGTTTCCTCTAGACATTCCACCAACTCTCTTCTGCAAGATTGGGACATTGAATGGATATCTGTTTGTAGCCGCAAAAAATTCATGTAAGTCTTCAAGCTTTGGGGAGACAATTTCTCCATCATTTTGCTCTTCTTCTGGTAAAGTGGATAGTAAGGTAATGACGTGTCCATGACTTTCCTCATTTTGCTCTATTGTACGAGCTAAAGCATTAAGAGCCTCTATTCTTAGGCTTTTCTTTGCTAAGTTAAATATAAATTTTCTTGCTACTTCTATTTCTACCGGTTTTACTTGCCTAATATTATTAATTAATTCTACCATTAACATTTTCTTAGCAGTGGTAGATACTTTTTTTGTAATCATGTACTCATGCACAATATCAAGATCCACGCCGGAACTAAATTCGGTATGTACCTCTTGTATTGTTTCGGCTATTCCCTCTAAATCTTCAGAGAAGGATGCTGGTTTGAAGATATCTATGCAATCTAGATAAACCTCCCTATTTATAAGAGAGCGCAATAAGCGTAATTCCATGTTATCCATTAGTTATTCTTCCATTGGGAAATTTGGCGTTACTTTATCCCACGGCACTGTAAATACCCATCCTTTCTCTTCATCTTCAACTTCAAATAATTCTTGTGTTGAGTCGCTTGCAATTATAGTACCATCTCGTGTAAGTTCTTTGTGTCCAGCGATGGGCAGGTCGGCCAAACTATAAAAGCCTCCTGGCCTACCATATTTATCGACAACAAATTTATGTGTGTATTGGCATTTCATTTCTGTTCTCCTTTGTTTTGTGGTTAAGTATTCTCCTTACTTTATCAGGTGTAAAATACTTTAAGTCATCAGGGATTAGCACTGCGCGGGCGTCAGTGTATGCGCTCAAGCGATCAGCCATAGCTATCCCCTTAGAATGTGCATCTGGATCTAATGCTACTGTTATACTATTATACACCATCAGGTCGAGTACGTCAAGGTCAGTTAAATTTGTACCTAAAAGGGCCATGCTCGAATACCCTGCTGCTCCCACTATACATGCACTGGGTATATCTTCTACAATAACACATTCTCCCTCATGATTATGCTCCCCTACCTTTACTATGAATGAACGGCCACTTTTACCATACTTCCACCATTTGGGCAATGTCCCATCTAAAGACTTTCCAATGGCATCAATTACTCGTTTACCCCTTGTTATCAAATATACTAATCTATTTAGTTTAGGATCATATTTTATCTGAACAAACTGCTCCATGTTTATTTTCCTAAGATACATGGATGCTCGTGTAGCAGTACTATTACTTTCTACTGCAGTAAAATGCAATGGTAACTCAAATGTAGTTAATTGAGTTGGAGGTAAGCCCACTATAGATGTTAGGATTTCATCAACAGATCTTTTTATCATACTACGTCCTTTTGTGGTACAGTGAGCCTTAAAGCAGAACCACTTTAATTCACCTAACTCATTGGAAATACTAAGAGTGTTCCTCCCCCCACAATCAGGACAGTTCCCCCTCCATGTAGGCATCCCGTTTAGTAATTGTTTCGCGTCTTGCTTGTTCAACATCTCCTATAATATTCCTTGCTATATCTCCAATTGAAAACCCAAGGCGATTCAATTTATGTATGCATTCTATTGAATCAATATATCCATAGGCTAAATCTTGTAGAATAATTTCAACATCATTGTACCATTCTAGCTGCAGTGGCGAGTCGTCGTAAAACTTCTCTCCCAACTCGCTCGTAATTCTGTTGTATGTAATTTTGTTTTTCGTATTCTGTCTCAATTCCATTCTCCTCCATCTCCCAATCTAAAATTGATCTGACTTCTATGTCGGCATCGCTCATACGTCCCATTTTAGTTTTGCTCTAAATTTGAGTAAGATAATATATAGAATTTCCATTGTACATAGTCTCTTACATAAGTTGTTAATGTTTCATTTTCTAACATTTCTTCCATACCAGATTCACCTAAGTTTTCTGAATTGTCTGTTATGAATTTCTCAAGACGTAATACCCTCTTTTCTAGCGCAAGGTATTGACCAATAGTAGGATTACTCATATTCTTCTCCCTTATCTTAGGATTATTCACATTCTTCTCCCCTATCTATAGCATCATCTATTTCTCTATCTCTAACCTGATCGGTCATGTAATCCCCATAATCTTCAAGGTAATTCATGACTTTAGCTCTTGCTAATTCACATGCTGTCTTCTCAGAGAGATTAGGAAATTCCTCCATTATCTCTTCGTAGTATTGTAGATATAGATCTTCATGATTATACACTGACATGTTCAAATTCTTTCCAAATGTTGGAGTTAAGCATGGTAGACACTTTCTCATGCCTGTTGCGTCTTGTATTTGGGGTCCATCCCCCACGTTGTGCTTGCGAGTGTGAGGCCCATGCAGTAGCAACGTTGTAAGCTTGCCACATAGTGTTTCCTGCTTGACGTGTCCAGTCAACCATTAGACTATCTAAGACTTTTTTGTTTGTTTTGACCTGTCCCCCCACAGTATATTTTGCCAGTGTCATTTTGAATAATTCCACTACCATTGTATGTGTTAGATGGATATTCATCCATCTTTGGTATTCCCCTTCCGATTCAAAGAATGCTTCCAAGCCATTAGCAATCTTTTGACCTTCTCCCTCCACGGAAATATTTGTAGTGTGTTTGCGGTGTGTGCCATTCCCTGCTGACTCACTAGTCGTGCAACCGTTTAGGCACCACAATCTAAATGCACGTAAAAACTGTTCGTACATCCAGGTAAGGTCATAACTGTTATTGATTTGAAGACCGTATTTGATTATATCCCCTACCTTTGGTTCAATAGTTATTTTGGGAAAAGTGATATTACATTGCCAACGGGAATAATCATTAGAGAAAAAGTGTTGTACCTTCATCCCCCTTGCGTCTACTTCCAATTCAATTATGGCTTGCCTAATGACATACATGATGTCTTGATTAAGCAATGGTTTATATCTGTTGGAAGCGAATTTAAATACGTGAGGCACTCCATCTTCAAAACTTTGTGGCTCACGTATAATAGCAAAACAGTTTTTACCAACAGTAAACTCATCTTCCCTTACTATCTCTTGTGCCGGTACGGTATATAC